TTGATACACCTGTTGATAGTGATGGTAATGCTACAGGAAATCCACCAATGTTTGATTTTCCAGATGAGATCTAATAATGGCTCAGAAAAGATTACAGAAGCAATCTATATATGCTGAATACGATGAGGATGGGGATGGAATAGTTTCTGATGAAGAATTAAGCCATATAAAAGAAATAAAACAAACTGAAACTCAATTAAGAAAAAATTTAGCACAACTTAGAATGGCAAGATACACTTTAATTGCTATGGGTGCTTTTACAATCGCCATGTTTTTTGTTCCTATTGAGAGAGTTAATGCACTTTCAGATATTAGTAATTTATTTTATATTTCTGGTGCTGGTATAGTTGGTGCATATATGGGAACGACTGCTTGGATGAGTAGGAATGGAAAGTGAAACCTGCATTTGTATTATTATGTTATTTAGCAGGCAATCCTGCAGGGATGCTCCATTTTGCAAATGTTAATAATTGTGATTATTTTAAAAAATTTTTAGATAATCAAACAATTAAAATCGGAGAAGAAATAAAAAACTATAATTGTTATTGTAAATTAGTTAAAGTTAATGAAAACATGAGGTTATATTGATGTTACAAGCACTTATTGGACCAGCCACAAAATTATTAGGTAAATTTATCGAAGATAAAGATGTTAAGAATAAATTAGCACATGAAATTGCAACGATGGCAGAAAAACATGCTCAGGAACTTGCGAAAGGTCAATTAGAAATAAATAAAACAGAAGCACAGCACAGAAGTATATTTGTTGCTGGCTGGAGACCTTTTGTTGGATGGACTTGTGGTGTTGCATTGGCTTGGCATTTTGTTTTGGCACCATTTATAATGTTTTTCTCAGCATATTTTGGTGTTGAATTACCAAAGTTGCCAACATTTGATATGGAATCTTTATTGACTGTTCTTATGGGCATGCTAGGTCTTGGTGGTTTAAGAACATTCGAGAAATTTAAAGGAATAACAAAATGATTTGTGAAAGATGTAAAATTAATATGAGTGAAACAGAAATAAAAGGTGTGTATAAATGTCCTATTTGTGGTGTAATAGATAATGATAGGCTAAAAAAATGAACATTGAAAAATTACGAGAAGAATTAAAAATTGATGAAGGTGTAAAATATGAGATTTATCTCGATCATTTAGGACTGCCAACTTGTGGCATAGGTCATTTGATTACAGAAGATGACCCAGAGCATGGACTTCCTGTTGGTGCTGAGATACCAGAGGAAAGAGTCAATGAGTTATTTGAAGAAGATCTAAAAGTAACTGTTGATGAGTGTAAACTTATTTATAATGATTTTGATGATCTTCCAGAAGAAGCACAGCACATTATAGCCAACATGATGTTTAATATGGGCAGACCAAGATTATCTAGATTTCATAAAATGAAACAAGCAGTTGATAATCGTGATTGGCAAGAAGCATCAGCCCAAATGAAAGATTCAAGATGGTACAAACAAGTAACAAATAGAGCAGAAAGACTTTGTGAAAGAATGAGGAATATTTAAAATTGACATTAAGATTATTAAAATTTAAATCAGGTATTGTAAAAGACATAACAGAGTATGCTGCAGGTAAAAATGGACCATTTTATGTTGATGGCAATCTTGTAAGATTTGTAAATGGATATCCTGAAAAAATAGGTGGCTGGCAACAAGAGGAATATTTTAGAACAACAGCAACAGGAACAGTTACCACAGCTCAAGGCAAACCAAAAAAAATACTTTTCTGGAGAAGCACAAATGATGGTGCAGATAGAATAGCTTTAGGAACACACTCACATTTATATATATTAAAATCAGATGTTTTATATGATATAACACCACTTAGAAAAACATCATCTTCATTAAGTAATCCACTTGCGACAACAAGTGGTTCAACAACAGTGACTGTTACTGATACTTCTCATGGTGCGACCACAGGTGATTATGTTGTTTTAGATAGTGCATCTGCTATTGGTGGTATATCTGCTGATACATTAAATAGAATTGAAGGTTATGAAATAACAAAAATTACAGATAATAGTTATTCTTTTGAGTCCCCAGACACAGCATCAAGCACAGTTTCTTCTGGTGGTGGGACATTAAATATAAAATATCTTATTGGTAATGCAGAAAATGTCGGAATAGAAAGTTCAGATCCAGCACTTGGTTGGGGAGTTGGTGCTTGGGGAGATAGCACTTGGGGAACTGCAAGAACAACAGCAACATCAGACGTTTCCCTTGAAGCAACACAATGGTCTTTACAGATCTGGGGAGATGATTTATTAGCCAATAACAGATTAGGTCAAATATATTACTGGGATACATCTGGTGGTGAAAATCAGAGAGCAGTTCTTGTTTCAAGTCTTGCAGGTGCATCTGGTGTTCCAACGCAAAATAGAATGTTGAGTATATCTTTTCCAGACAGGCACTTGGTTGTTGCTGGAACAAATAGTCTTTCTGATGGTGTTTTTGATCCAATGTTAGTTAGGTTTTCAGATCAAGAAGATTTTACCAATTTTACAGTGACAGCATCTAATACTGCAGGTGATCAGAGATTAGAAGTTGGCAATAAAATTGTAGCAATAACACCAACTAAAAACGAGACTTTTATACAAACAGATGAAGCAGCATATGCGATGACTTTTACTGGACCACCATTTACATTTTCATTTAGATTATTAGGTGTTAATTGTGGTGCTGTTGCTATCAATGGAACGATCAGTGTTGATGGCACTATTTATTTGATTGGTAAAAGTAATTTCTTTGTTTATAATGGAAACATTCAAGAACTTCCTTGTTCTGTTCAACACTTTGTATTTGATAGAATGCAATTAAGATATCAAGACAAAATTCATGTTGGGCACAATAAAAAATTTAATGAGGTTACATGGTTTTATGTAAGCACAGCAAATACTGAGGGAACTAATCCAGAGCCAGACAGCTATGTGACATTTAATTATTCTGAAAATGTTTGGACTATTGGGTCTCTTCAAAGGAATGTTTGGTCTGATGCGACTGGTTTTAGAACAGTTCCATTTGCATTTGATAAAGACGCTAAACTTTACAATCATGAGACAGGAACAAGTGATAATGGTTCAGCTATGAATTGTCACATTGAAACATCAGAAGTAGAAATAGATGAAACAGGAAGTAGATTATTTATGATTGATAAAATTGTGCCAGATACATCCATGACTTCTGATACTAATTTATTTGTTGAATTAAAATCTAGGAAATATCCTCATGCAACAGAGATTACAAAAGGTCCATTCACAGTAACATCAACAACAAGAAAAGTTAGCACCAGAGCCAAAGGCAGGCAGATAGCAATTAAATATTCAAGCACTGGAACTGATGATAATTGGTCTTTGGGAGATTTTAGAGTTAATGCAAGAGAGGACAGTTCAAGATGAGCACAATACGATTACCTACAGCACCAACATTAATTACATCATTGCCTGCATCTGAGTTGGCTTTTTTTAATAAATTCACTGAAATGTTATTATTTAATCAAGCACTGATTGCAGCACTTGAACAAATCGATATAGAAACTACAAATATGACTCAGACCTCTAATTCTAAATCAGAGGATGAAGCAACAGCAAAAGGATTTTTCTTTGCCTAATAATTACAAAAATGCAAAAGTAGATTTAACAACAACTAACAATACAACTGTTTACACTTGTCCAACTGCGACTCAAACAATAGTTAAAAGTATACTTGTAAATGATGACAGTGGTAGTGGTTCAACATTAGATGTAACTCTGACAGCTGGTTCGGATGTTTTTTCATTGTTTAAAACCAAATCTATTACAGGAAACAATACTGTTGAATTATTGACACAACCAGTTATAATACAGGAAAGTGAGATATTAAAAGTGCAAGCAGCAAATTCAGACAGATTGCATGTTGTTGTAAGTTTTTTAGAGGTAACATAGATGGCTGTTGAGGAATTAGGAGCATTAACAAACATAAGTGACATTGGTGCAGATGGTGTTTATCGCTTTCCTGTTTATCAAACACAAACTAATCTACCAAACCTTTCTCAACAACAGTTGCAAAGTTTGTATGGATCTTCTCAGATGCCAGTTTTCCAGTGGATCTCTAAAATACAGACAGGAGAAAGAACATATGATCCTGCAACAGAAGGTCAGCTTTTTAAAGAATATGAAGATTTATATAATGCAGGTCAAATCCCTCAAGGATTTAAAAGTCCAGGAGAGATAGCTAAAGAAGTTGCTCAAGACATTACACAATCTGCTGTTATAGGTGCAGCATCAGGCGTTGGCAGAGCATTTACAGATCCTTTTTTACAAGATAAAGGAGCCAGTTTTTCTGAAAAACTTTTTGAAGGAGCAAAGACTGGTCTTGGCTTTGGTGAGTTGCCATCAGAGACTGTAAGTAAAAATTTTAATATTTCTGATAAACAATTTAATATTATAAAAGATAAAAAATTATTTTACGATCCAGAGTTAGCTAATTTAGATGCAGCAAAAGCATCAGGGAGAGTAGATGATTTTAACAGATTAAACAGAGTCGTTAAAGGCAAACAAATTGTAGACACTGGTACTGGAACTACTACTAAAGATGTTAATGTTCTTAATAGAGAAAATATAGGAACTGCAGACAATCCTCGATACGCATATAGGAATGAAACTGCAGGTGGCAAACTAACTGCTGGGAGATCTGATGCTCTTGATTATAGTGATTTTGCAGGATCTAATAAAGCACAACCTCCAGGATATTTTGATAGAGTTGGCGATAGATTAAAAGGTGGTGAAGGCAATCTTGGTGGTTCTGTTGGTGCTAGTGTCGGTGTATTCTTTACAGACTTATTATTTACAAAAGGCAAAGATCCTGAAAAATCTGCAAAAAAGGCAGTTGGCACAACTGTTGGCACATATATAGGCAATGCTTTACTTCCAGGATTTGGTGGTGTTATAGGTGGAACGATAGGTGCTGC